TGCCAGATGACCTTAAAGATTATGATAATCCAATACAATCGTATAGAGACTATTATCATCTAGATAAGGCTACATTTGCGAAATGGTCACACCGCCCTAAGCCCAGTTGGTGGAATGAAGATTATGCCGACTACGAAAAGAGAATTACTAGAAGCTAATGTACAAGTTTAAAGAAGATAAAACATTAGAGATGTTGACTAAGTACATAGACGATACTTATAACCAACACTACAGTAATGGCAAGATACAAGCTACAGAAGTAATCTTTGATGCAGGACATGGAGAAGGCTTTTGTATAGGTAATATACTTAAGTATGCACAGAGATACGGCAAGAAAGATGGAAGAAACACAGCAGACTTATTAAAGATAGCACACTATGTAATCATACTGCTAGGAGATAAGAAGCAAAGATTTAAAGATAGAATGGAACAACAAGTATATGATGATGATGAATGGGATAGAGTATAATGTATAGAATAATTCATGAATTTATGAAAAGCTCTCGAATACAAAATGTATGGAGACTCTTTGATGGCAATTAAAAGTAAATCACACGAAAACTTAACAGAAACAAACATTCAGCATGTAATAAACCTATTAGATGCAGACACATCTATAACAAAGAAAGAAGCTTGTAGTCTATTAAACATAAGTTATAATACGACACGATTAGCAAAGATTATAGAAGAACACATAGAGACAGTATCCTTTAGAGAAAGGCGTAAGGCAATGAACAAAGGTAAAGGTGCTTCTCAGCAAGAGATTAGAGATACTGTAAGATATTACATTGATGGAGATAATGTTACTACCATCGCAGCAGCACTCTACAGGTCTCCAGCCTTTATTAAAGCAATTATAGAAAGGTTAGGAATACCACAGAAATTACCTGCAACAGACTATGCAGGACACAAAGCAGCTATGATACCAGAACAGTGTGTAGCTGACTCCTTCGAAGTAGGAGAAAGAGTATGGTATGCTAGAAAGAACGAGATGGCAGAAATACTAAAAGTAGATAACAGTGATTTATATTTAAACAAATATGGGTGTGCTTGTTATAAACTTTGGGTATTAACTCCTTGTGATTTGAGCAAAACATTCTTCCCTCACCTAGACGGAAGCAAAGCAGGGTATTTTAGCCATGCATTAACATATGACTTAGGTAGTCTAAAGCACTTACAGGAATATTTGTAAGGATAAGGAAAACAACATGGAGTATTTTATCGCATTTTATATTAGTGGCGTAGCGTTAGCTATGGCTAAACTTTATATACCAAGTTGGAAAGTGATAAAAAGCATAGACCCTAGAAATCCTTTAGTTGTAAATAAAGTAATGGCTTTTTTTGTGATGATGATTGGTTTCATGATTATACTTATTCCTATTATTCCAGCATTATTATCTGATAGATTAAGAGACAGTTTTTGTGTGTCATTTTGTGACGCCGTCTTACAGAAAGGATAATATGTATAGTAAAGAAGTAGTAGAAAGATTCGAGAGTGTACTAGCAAACCCAAAGAAACATTCAGTAGGAAGATTTGACCCAAAGGACCCCATGGTTGCAACAGGAATGATTGGAGCACCTGCGTGTGGTGATGTAATGAAACTACAGTTAAAGTTAGATGATGATGATAAAATCGTTGATGTTAAGTTCAAAACTTATGGCTGTGGTAGTGCGATTGCAAGTTCCACATTGTTTGTAGAAATGTTAACAGGTAAGACAATAGAAGAAGCAAAACAAATAAAAGACAAAGAGATAGCAGCAGTGTTACAACTGCCCCCAATCAAGCTTCATTGTTCTGTACTAGCAGAAGGTAGTATAAGGAGTGCTATAGAAGATTGGGAAGATAAAATAAAACATAGGAGACATAACCAATGTACGAAGACTTAGTAAAACATCTAGAAGGACAGGTGGCTTATCACAGAGCAAACTGTAGAGTATATATGAGAAATCCTGTAGGTATCGGAGAACATCCTGATGTAATGGAAGCAATCAAGTCAGAACTTGCAAAGCTTGCCGAAGCAGAAGATATGTTAAACGCCTTACAGAAACATCTAAGATGATACCATTTCCTAATAGGTACCAAAAAATAGTTCTTGACAACTGGTTATGAATTTTATATAATATTCATATAATAAATAATAATAGCAAATATGAGCGACAGGTATTACATGCAAATGCGAGAGACCACAGGTTGGTGTTTCGGAATGCCCGAGTTCATGCGCAACAAACCTAAACGGAGATATAAAATGCCTTGGACAGACGAAAGTAAAGAGCAAGCAGTAACTATGTATCAGGACGCGGAACCTACGCCTGAAACATCTATGGAGATTGTTAAAGACATCGCAGATGAACTTAACGAATCACCAAATGGGGTTCGAATGATATTAACAAAAGCAGGTGTCTATGTAAGAAAGACTCCAGCAGCTAAATCATCTGGTGGTGGTTCAACTGGTGGTGGTAGAGTCAGTGTAGCAGACGCACAAGATAAACTAACTAGTGTCTTAGGTGACGCAGGTCAGGAAGTCGACTCAGCTATTATAGCTAAGCTTACAGGTAAAGCAGCTGTGTATTTCACAACTGTTATAGAAAACCTTAACAAGTAGTTAATACAAATTTAGTCTAGGGCAGTTTGCTGTCCTAGATTTTTTACATCTTTAATAATTGACCACAATTTAACAGAATCAAAATATTTTTGTTGGATTAAATTGGAGGCACAATGAGAAAAGAAGAGTTTAAAAAAAGAATGGTTGAAGCAGGTGACGCAGTAGTTACCTATAGAAGCCAAAACTCGCGTAAATTAAAGTACAATGTATGTACAATAGACTTCTCTACGAAGTATATCAAAGAGAAAAGAAATAGAGCTAAAGAAGGACAGCATACCGTCCTATTATTTTGTTGGGATACTGACTCTTACAGGATACTTGTCCCTGAAAATGTAACAAGTATAGTGCCTCTTAACCGAGTAATCAAGAATGATTGATTTAGAAGCACCAGCAATCTACGAAAAAGTAATACAAGAGAATGACATGGAACAAGTCAGACTAGTAATAAATACATTTCGTGATGTTGAATACATATCTTTAAGAAAATACTACATGGACTTCGAAGAAGAGTGGAAACCTACCCGACAAGGTGTTACCATGGTCTTAGACCTTGATAATAGTAGACATCTCTTCGAAGGACTAGTAGAAATTCTCTCACTAGCAGAATCCAAAGCAATCTTGGAAGATAATTTCAAAGATTTACTAGATGAAATCTACCTCTAACAAAAATAGTTCTTGACAATTCCTTAAAAATTTAGTATAATATACTTATGATTATTAAGAATAGCCTCAGATATGACCAATTCGGTCGCAAACGTAAAAGCAAAGCCACTAAAGCTGTACAGACAGCCACACAAGAGTGGAAAACATTTGCTCCAGAACCTACATTCCGTAGGACTACCAAAGAATACCCTTCGGCTCCATTGAGCCAGTACACTACTCCACGCGACTCTTCCTATAAGAAAGAGGCAAGTAGTAAGTACACCGTATCTATAGCATACAATAAGGGCGCGTATCAAGTTATCCCGAAAGAAGAAGTAAAACATATAGGAAAGTAATGAAAGCAGTAAGAGATTTATTAGAAAAAGCTAAAGTAGAGTACCATAAAGGTACACCAATAATGTCAGATGATGTTTACGATAGACTAGAAGATACATTAGTTGCAGACACTACTGTAGGAACCACCGTAACAGGTATTAGGTATCCTCACGCTTTTCCCATGTACTCGTTACAAAAAATATATGAAGGGGACAAAGACCCTGCTTCTGTTTATGACCTACCCACAGTAGTATCACCTAAGTTAGATGGTGCTGCTGTGAGTTTGCAGTACATAAGGGGAGTGTTAAACTTAGCACTTACCAGAGGAGATGGCAAACAAGGTTTAGATATAACAGATAAAATGAGAATGTTAGTACCAGATACCTTATCTACTTGTAAAGAAGTAGTACAGATTACAGGAGAGATAGTAGCACCACTAAATATAGAGAACTCTAGAAACTATGCATCGGGTGCACTCGGTCTCAAAGATTTAAAAGAATTTAAAAAAAGACAATTACTATTTGTTGCGTATAGTGTTGAACCGTGTATCAAAGAGTTATATATCGAAGATATGGCAGTACTTGATACATGGGGTTTTGACACATGTTTAACGCAAGATTACAAAGACTATCCGAAAGATGGTACAGTATGGAGAGTAGATAGTAATACTAAGTGGGTAGACATGGGACATACTTCTCATCACCCAAGAGGTTCTTTCGCTATGAAAGAAAGAAAAGAGGGAGTAGTAACAAAACTACTTGATGTCGTATGGCAAGTAGGAAAATCAGGAGCAGTGTCTCCAGTAGCAATTCTAGAGCCATGTATCATAGGCGAAGCCACAGTTTCAAGAGCAACTTTACATAACATGGGAATCATCGAAGACCTTAATCTAGAGATAGGTTGTGAAGTTGAAGTAATTAGAGCAGGGGAAATCATTCCCCAAATAGTAGGGAGAATAAATTGATAGTAACAATATACAGTAAAGATAACTGTTCGTACTGTGTTAAAGCAATAGCTTTAGCAGATAGAGAAGGACTAGAGTTTCAAGTTAAAAAACTAGGTACTGACTTTGATGCCTTAGAAATGTTTGAGACATTTCCTACAGCTAGAACTTTTCCTCAGATTATAGTAGACGGCGAGAAGATTGGTGGCTACATGGAGTTTGAAAAGTTAGTTGAAAAACGTCAGTACTTTGATTCAGATTTTGAAGAACAGTGCAAAGAAATATATGGTGACAACATGCCAGACCTAGGAGGAAACTAATGGATAAAGATTGTAAAATATACTCAACTTATATGAATGGAGACAGAACAGCAACAGTAGTGAGACACAAAACAGGCAATTATTGGGGAGTGCATCTTATAGAAGTACCAACTAGTAATGCAGGATTTCTTATGTGGCATCCAACAAAAAGTGAAAGCTGGTGTGAGAGCATAGCTGAGAACTTTTGTGAAGGAATAATTAATCAAGAGGGACGTCCTTCACATGGTTAATGCACAAAAATTAGTCGAAGCCATGGAAGAAGGCATAGTCTTACTAACTTATACTTGTTTAGTAACAAATCTAAAAAAACAAAGAGAAGTTACAATAGCAAAAGAATTCACAAATAATTTTGAATTACCTCATACAATACTAGATAATAAGGTTATGTGCTATGATGTTGAATTTAGAAGATGGCACGATATAGAAATAGACACAATACTTAAATGGAAAAAAGTTGAGTAAAGGAGTATATAATCAAACTTATTTTAACAACCACCCTTTAGAAAAAGAAAGAGAGGGTGTTTTATATGGCGTTATATTAGTAAACCAAACCACATTTGAAAGAGAATGTATCAAGGTGGGTATGGCTAGTGGTAAAGAT